ATGGTAACGATAGCGACCGACGCAATGTTCCTAACCCGCGATGAACTTGTTGATCTCACCGGCAAGCAGCGCGGCCGCAGCCAGGCGGAAGTGCTCCGCGCGATTGGCGTCGAACACAAGATTCGGCCGGACGGTCGGGTGCTTGTCCTGAGGCGCCATGTTGAGGAGTTGTTCGGCGTTAAGTCCGCGCCTAACTCTGCAAGTGAAGTTGACTCGTTGATCAATTGGGATGCGGCGTAGACCATTAACAACATTAACAAGCCGCTCACAGCCCAAAATCCGGCCTTTGCCTTGCCTGAAAAGGCTTTGCGGCGTGTTCAAGGTTGTTAAAGCGCTTTAACAAAAAGCTCCACGGACGATTTTTTCTCTGCGTGAGAGAACGGTCGGTTTCCCGTCATGCGAAACGCTAGAGATTTGATACCCCCACCCCCCCGACGCTGTTGCGGCGCCCCAAGGGCGCCTGTGGCGGGCTGCCGCGCTGCGGCCAGTGCACATCGAACCCGTTGCAGTGTTGCCTGCTACAGGACGTCTGCACCCGATCGCCCGCGCGCCTCGCTAGACCGCGTGTCACGCATGGCGCTGACGTTTGGGCGTGTGTACGATGCAGGTTTTCAGGAGGTCAAGATGTCAGATAACGATACCCCGCGCAACGCACAAATGATTGCCCGCGTGACGGCGGATGCCGAGCGTTTCTTTGAGGCGCATCCTGAGCGGACCTTGTATGCCGGTTACTTGGGTAATACGGAACAGGGCGAATGGGCCTACCTTGTCATGGGTAAAGACGGCCCTTACGGCGGGTTCGAACTTCTGCCGACTAGCGACGAACTCACTTGCGAACAATTCACCACGCTGATGAACACGCTCCCGCGCGGCGAACAGGTCATGAAGGATTCCGTCGACAAGGTCGGCGGCACGGTGCGGGCAGGGCTGGATAAAGTCCTGCGCCGCGCACTGGCCGCCGCGCCTACCAGTTCAACCAGGCACTGACCGGCGTTACGCGATCCCGTTTTGCGCTTTCCAGAGCACGCCGCCCTGCTTGCGCTCGCTTTGCAGTACGGCCTGAACGGCCTGCTTGATCTTCATGCCAAGATCACCGGCGTTTTTCTGGTCCGTCGCTGAACCGCTTCCCTCGATCGTGACGGGCACGGTCACATTGAGGTCGCCGCCACCGCTCGACGAAGAGATGGCGTGATTCGGGATGATGGTCCCCGAGGTTCCGGGATTGAACAGTTCCGGCCCTTTCTCGCCAACGAGATACGTCGTGCCGGCATCGACCGGGCCGCCCGTGGCGCGCGCCGGAAGCAGGCTGGTCAGCCCCATCAGCGTCGAGGAGTATCCAGAACCCGATACGCCGGATGCCGCGCCAGACGCGATTGATGTACTCACTCCCGTGCCGAAGCTGTTGGCGAAGCTGCCACCGCTGATCCAGCTGGCCGCCATGTTGAACAGGCCCGAGAGTTCGGCCCGCGCCTGCATTCGCACCATGTCCTGAATCATGCTGTCGACTAGGCTCCGGAAGTTCAGCTTGCCAGTCGTCGCGAACGTGGCCAGCGAATCCTCCATGCTTTTTGCCATGCCGGTGAACATCGAATCAACCTGCGATGCAACGTTGTTCGCGCTGTCGGCGTAGTTCTGGATCGCCCGCGATGCACCGGTCGTCCAGTCCTGATTAGCGGCAAGGATGTCGGCCGACGACTTACGAGCGATGTCGACGGAGTCACTATAGTAGGTCTGCGTAGCCGCGAGCTCACGCGCGTATTGGCTGGGGTCAATCCGTTTTTCGGTCAGCGATTTGTCGAGAGCCGCCTTCTTTTTATCGAAGTCTTCCATCAGCTTGATCTGCGTCGCATAGTCGGCATTGGCGACGCCGCCCATCGACATGCCAGCGAGTTTCATGCTCGCCGCCGCCTGCTGCGTGCTGAGTTGCTCGGTCAGTCCGTCCGTGTATGCCTTCACAGCCCGGTTTTCCCGCTCCGATGCTGCCTGGATGTCGTCCGTGAACTTCTGGTAGTTGGCCGTCATCTGCTGTTGCAGGCGGGCGATGTCGTCGGCGTACTTCCGGTATGCCTCGGTGTTTTTCTTGCCCTTCGCCAGTTCCTCCTGCTGCTTGTCGATGTCGATGCGCTTCTGCAATGCGGACTGCTCGGCCACGTAGCTTTGAGCCAATGCATCCTGCTCGTTGATAACGCCATCCATGCGCAGCGCCTTGATGTGCTCGATCGACGCGCGGGTCGCATCTTCGATCATCTTCTGCTGTGCGGTCAGATCGGCGATGCTGGCATTGATTCCGTTGTCGGTCGTCCGCGCCTTCCGCGCTGGCGTGATTGCCTGCGTATCGAAAGCGATCATCTGCCGACGTTGCGCCTCGAGCTGCGCACCGGCGCCGGGCGTGTACGCTCCAGAATCCTTCAGCAGCTTGATCCGGTTATCGATGATGTCGTTATCGCGCTTGAGCGCTTCCGTAAGCTTCTGCTGTGGGCTCAGCGTCCGCTCGATCTGTGCGGCAACTTCCTTTTGAGACTCCGCGAGCAGCACCTTCATCCGGTTGTTTTTGTCCGCGGCCGTCTGGTCGGCGTTGTTTGCGTCGACGATCTTTTGCTGGGCGGCGATCAGCGGCGCATAGTCGGTGTAATCGTAATTCGCGGTCTTGCCGCTCTGCTGCGCTGCCTGCTTCGCCTTGAGGTCGTTCAGCTTGTCAAGGTCCGTCGAGTTTCCGGACAGCGACCGCGTGTAGCGCTGCCACGCCGCAGTAACGTTGTCCCAGAAACCGACCATTGCCGATGCATGGATCTTCGTGTTGTTGGCGATGTCCGCCATTTCCTGATTAATCAGGATGGTGAACGCCTCGTGCTTCTGGCCGGTTTTGTTCAGCGAGTCGATGAGCGACATCTGCGCGTCGGTCATCGTATGGTGCGCAGCCTGGTATGCCTCCGCCGCTTTCTGCACGTCCTCCTGCTGTTTGACGACACCCTCCAGCACCTTGTCGAATGAATCGCCGGTCGTCTTGGCCATGGCCTCGGCGACTGTCGCGACCTGCGGGAAAACGTCCGCCGAGATTTTTCCGCTTGCGACCATCAGGTTCATGTCGTCGGTGGCAGTGCCAACGCCGACGCCGAACCGGCCCGAGAGCGTCTCGGCAAGCGCTTGGATGGATTCGCGCGTTTGGGCGGCGTAACCCATCGTCGTGTTCATCGCGTTGTGAAACGCTTCAGTGCGGCTGTTCGCTTCCTCGATCGCCTTGTACATCAAGGTGCCAGCTGCTGCGATTGCGACAAAACCCAGCGCGACCGGGTTCGTGAGGTATTTGATGGCGTCGAGCCGCTCGCCCATCACCATCATGGAGCCGCCGAAGCGTGACCAGTTCCCCTGAGACATTTCGTGCGCCAGCACGATCATTTCGCGGCGTGCTCCAGATGCGCTATGGCCAGCGCCGGCCGTCGCAGCGCTCGCCGCCTCGATCTTCGCGATGTACTGCTCGGCATCTCCGGCCACACCCAGCTCTGCAGCGCGCAGACGCATCATTTCGGCCTGCGTCTTGCCAGCCTGGTCGGCCTGCTTCTGCAGCGTCGTCAGCCAGCGCTCAGCAGACGCGGCGGACTTGTTGAACGCATCCACCGCCGCCTGACCTTGGTCTTGGAGCGCCTTGCGGGAATTTTCGGTAGCGGTTACGGAATTCGTAACGCGCTGCCGCTGCGTCTCTATGCTCGCCGTGAAACTTTCCGCGCTTTTGCGAGCGCGATCCATTGAGGCGGTGAAGCCAGATGAGTCGCCGGTAAGGCGCACTACTGTTTCGTTAGACATGCGTCAACTCCTTTACTTTTTGGTCAATGACAGTGCTGAATGCGGCGGCCGCCGCCTGCTTCGTCGCGTCGTATGCTGGTCGAAGGAACGGTTGCGCCGCCATCTTCGATGTACCGAATTCCAAGAAGCGCCCATAGAAGGCGTCTTTGCTCCATGTCACAAGATAGGTGGCGCGCAATCCGGCGACAGATTGCTCTTTGTCGTAAGCGATCAGGAGCGAATCGCGAAGCGTACCAGGCGCGTAGGTGCCACCCTTATGCTCATATGTCGCATCGCCTACAGGCGCACGCAACTTTGCCTCCGCCAGGATGACGCGCGCGCCGGCGACCGTCGCCTGACGCAGAACCGATTCACTTGCCACCTGCTCAAGGGCGTCGATGGCCGAGGTCAGCGCGGCCGCGTTTTCAATCGTTAGCTTCACGGCCATCAGCCATCTCCATATGCGTTCACCATCACCAGAATATGATTCGCACTACTATTGACATTTTATATGCTTATGTGCTTGTGGTCACAAATAGTTGAACGTATGCGCCGAAGCAAATGAAAAAGCCAGCTCGAAGGCTGGCTTTGATGGTTTGTTGACCGTTGTTACATCCCGGTCGACGATGCGCCGCTTGCAGCACTGGAAGTTGCCGCCGCCTCTTTGTAACCTGCGGCGATCGAGTCGGCAATTGACTGGATTTGTATGTTCTGGATGTAAGCATCGGGTGTGCGGCAATCCGCACCAAAATGCTCGATTCCGGGCGAACTGGCGATGGCCACAACTTTGGGGCCGCCGAACAAAAATGCCACCCCATACTCGCCAATAAAACGCAGTGGTGCGCCGTTGTTTGACGCTTCGGTCATTGCGCTACTAAGACCCATTGCCGCCGAGTATTGTGTGTCGCAGGTGGGGATTGGATTCACGGCGAATACCGCCTTGCCAGAGACAGCCGCGCGCTGCGCGAACACCGTCAAGTCTTGGATGAACTGCTTAAGAGCTGCTTGTTGCGCCGGGTCGCTTGCCGGCGTAACCATGTCGTCGAGCTGAAAATTGACGACCATCCACTCGCTCGGATCAGTTTTGAACTGGTCCGGCGTCGGAGGCAAGCCGTTGTTTTGTCCCATCACGATCTGGTGCAGCGTCGTGCCGTCCATCACTTGTGCGGTCACGTTGGCGGTCACGCCGCGCGCAGCGAGTGCGTCCTGAAGCGTTTGCACCGTGGCTTGCGCATCCGATGCGCCGGCGGCCGGCGTGGATGCGGCACGCGCCACTGCGGCCAATTGTGCATGGGCAGTCGCGCCGGACGATGCCGACACGAGCGGTTTCCCATACATTGAGATTGTGAGTGCCTTGCTCGTCGGCTGGCCGCTGTCGCCGCCACCGCCGCCGCAGGCCGATAACAACGCCGCCGTGAAGAGGATTATCGCCGCCGTTTTTTTCATTTTTACCCTCGAATTTGTTTTCTTGCCTGATTGGCTTTCAAAAGTTTACACGGCATCAGCTCGCCCCGTAGAAGAGCATGCCCTTTTGGTAGATGTCGTATTGCGCGCTATTTTTCGCGGCATACGACCAACTCAAGATGCCGGTGTTCTGGTCAATGGAGAATCTCGGGGTAATGACGCCCCCGGATAGATAGCCGTCGCCGCAAGTGTTATCCGGCTGAAAAGACACCCAGCCGCCTTGCTTCAGGATGTCATTGGGCGGCAGGCTGCCGTTAGGAACTGACCCGTCCAGATACACGGAGTCGACAATCCGCATCACGCGGTACGTTGCATCGAGAATGATGTTCCCGTTGGCATCGAAGCACTGGAAGCCTATTGGCATTTACCTACCTCCGACCGCGTGCCGAGCGTTCCAGCGCTGTCAGGGACGAGAGTCGCCGCGCCGCTCAATGTGGGCACGCCGTTGCTGCTCGAATCCCTGTCAATTCGATTGACACGCGCGGCTTCGCTGGCGAGATCGGCCAGCAAGGTTGCGTCGAGCTCGAGCAGCGGCGCGATGTCGGCGTCCGAAAAAATGAGGCTGCCGGAAAGGTCTACCGCCGTGCGGGCGATGAGAGCCGCGTCGGCGTAGCTATCAGCCGCCGGCGCGGCGCGCACCAGATCGAGATAGCTGTCGCGCTCCGCACCGGACATTGCGCGCAAGCCAAGCATGTCGCCAAGGCCGGCGATTGCAACGTATTCGGTCTTGCGGTTCCGCGCCGCAAGGATGTTTTCTTTGGTCAGCATCTTGGTGCCTCCTATCGGTTACGTTGAGGAACGCGTGGCCGCCGGCGCCGCCAGTTCTATCTGACGAGGCCCGCGCGGCGCGAACTGAATGCAGTGAATTGTTGCCTAGCTGACAATCTCCGCGGCGGTGAATAGGTAACGATTCGTGTAGGTGGGGATGCTACCGTCGGTCGGTGCCGGCGCGGCCAACTGCGCCTCCGCGTACGCGAAAGCGTTCTCTCCGTCCGCTGGCAGGCCGTCGACAACAATCTGCTGCGTGTACAAGGGCGTTTTGCCTGCGGCCTGCATTTCGGCGCTCACATATGAAGCGAGGGAAATCGACGTGTTGTTGCCGTCTTTATCTAGCGTCACCTGCTTGGCGACGTGATAGCTCGCCATCCCACCTGAAGCGGGCGTTTGATAGTCTTTCTTGAGCGGCATGAATTTCTCCTGGTTAAAGATTGATGAGGCCGATCGCTGAATCTTCAGCTCGCGCCGTAAAACAAGGTTCCTTCCTGCACTATCGGCGCGAAGACAGAAGCCGCCGCACCACGTCATCGAACGTTGCGATTCCATCGACCATGCCGGCCGTCTTCGCTGCCTCAGCGCCCAGCACGCGGCCTTGACCCATGCCGCTGCGCACGCTCAGACCGCTGACGCCACGGTTTCGAGCCACGGTGCGAGTGAACTTCGAGTAGTAGTCGTCAACGCGGGACTGCATGAATGCTCGCGCCTCTTCGTCGAGCGGCTGGTAAGGATTGCCCTCAACCTTGAACTTGCCGGCGGACACGAGCTTTGTGTCGATGCCTGCCTTGCGTAGTTGCTTCGACCGGTCCATGTGCGCCGCGTAGACGCCGATTGATCCGACCTCGCCCCCGGGCGTCACGTACAACTCGCCGGCCGCACTGGCAATCCAGTAAGCCGCGCTCGCTGCCAGCGAATTCGCCACGGCGGCAATGCGCTTCTTGCCGCGCGCGGCGTAGATCTCGTTTGCCAGCTCCTCGACGCCGTAGACGCTGCCACCCGGCGAATCGACATCGATTAGGATCGACGCGCATGAATCGTCCGCGAGCGCGGCTTTGAATGCCTGCTGGAATTGCGTGAGACCGGCGCCCCCACCGAAAAGGCCCGTCGCCGGATGCTGACGGATGATGCCGACCAACCCCATGACGGCGACGCCGCCGGCAGATGCGGCCAAGGCATCTCCACCACCCCGACGCGCCGACGGCGCGAGCGCCAGCAGTTCGGGTGGATCGATCAGGCCAGCGTACGAGCCGATGTGCTCAGGCATGATTGCCAACACCTCGTCGGTCATCGAATGCCTCCTTATTCCGGCAAGATCCAGCCGGTTACGGCGTTGTGGAGATTGTTGCCACTCGCAGCGTCAATCCAGACATTGCGGCCGGCCGGATCTCCATCGGCCAAGATTGCATACTTTGCCTGCCGATACTTCGAGCCGGTGCCGCGCGCATGGGGATTGTTCATGTCCACCTGGACGAGCACCACAATGCCGCCAGCGCCGGCGGCATCGGCGCCTGCCACCAGGCCTGCGAGATTCGCGTATGCCGATGCAGGGTCGTTCCATGTGATGGGCGTTGTTGCTGCCATGTTGTCGCTCCTTCAGATTGTGGAAAAGGGTTAAACGTTGATGATCTTCGAGCGGGCTCGCTCGAGCTTCGGATGCTCGGGCGGAATGTCGGCCTTTTCGGCGACGCCGTTATCCTGCAAAACTTCATGAAGCTTGCGCGGTGGCCGGTGCGTGGTCACTTCGCCCTTTTCGTCGAGGCGCGGGCATGCAATGCCGAAAGCGTCGAGCGACGGTTCCAGCTTGTGCGTCCAGGCGGTCAGGCGCTCGCTGACTTCAGCGCGGGTCAGCGGCAACAGGGTCATTGCCTCGATGTCGGCGCGAGCGTCCGTCAGCAAAGCCATGCAAGCATTCACCTTGTCGGTGTTGCTCACGTACTCGATGCTCTCGTGTCCGGTCCAGCTCTTGTGTTTTACGGCGGTTATTGAGCCCATATGGCGCGCCTGCTGCCATGCGTTGTCAACATGGAGGCGGAAATCGTCGAGGCGGGTATCGCGCGTTTCGATGAGCTGCTTGCGCAAGTTGTAGTCCTCGGCCTGCTTTCCGCGTTCGAGAACATCGACGGCCTGCGTGGCGTTCTTTTCGGCCTCTTTGGCGGCCTCAAATTGGGCACGGGCTGCGTCAAGCTTTCTGCCGGCGTCGAGGCGCGCCGCCGCCGCGTCATTGATTGCCGGGTCGTGCCGCTTATCGATGCTGTCAAGCTGTTTGCGCAGCGATACGCGCTCCTCGATATGCGACTGCTCGACGCGATCGAGGATCTTCTCCAGTTCGGGAGAGCTGAGGAGGTCGCGGACTTTCTTCTCGTCCTCCGCGGTGAATTTGGCTTGGTTGAACAGGTTGAGACGCATTGATTGCACTCCAGAAAAGAGTAAGGGCGGCAGTCACATGCTATGACTGCCGCCCTCATCAATGTCCCTGTATGGACCGTCTAACAGGTGCCGTTCATCAGTCGTCGATACCGTTTTTGCGCAACGCTCAACTTTGGATGCGGCTGCGGTGTCCCGGTTGCCGCGCGCTTGTGCGCCTCATCAGCAGTGCTGCAAACATGCCGCCGGACGATCGCGTCGAACTCTGCCCAGAATGGCGCAAACCGGACATTGGATCTCGACCGGTTCGCCCGCACCTTCGCTTTGACGTACGAGCATTCGAGTCGCAACAGCAGCACCTCAAGGCGGTCGGCGGTCATCGAGCGCGCCACCACCGCGACGACCAGCTCACGGGCGGACACGTAATGCCGAGACTGGATGCCGGCGGCGAACTTGCCAAGTTCGGGAACGGCCCGCTCCTGCGCAGCGATCCGGCTTCTCAAATCCATTGCAGTCGCATCACATCCGCGCTCAAGGCGCAACATCGCTTCGCGTAGCTCCTCGACTCTACCGAATAGGTTGGCATCGCTCATCGGTCGAATTTCCATGCCCGTGCATCCTGCCTTGATCGCGCATCGCCAGCATTGCGTTTTTTCGCGGTTACTGCGGTTACTGCGGTTACGCCACCGCTAAACCCTTGTGTGGTAAGGGTTTGGCCGTAACCGCGCTTCTGTAACCGGCAAGCGGTGTAACCGCGAGCGCGGTTACGCAGATGGTCGCCACCTGTCATGCTGCGGTTACGCTGAGCCACGGTTACGGATTTGTGGTTACGCTGAAACCCTTGTGCAGCATGGAGCTGTCGTTGTCCGTAACCGCGTAACCGCTGTAACCGTGTTTTTTGGAGTGTTACGGAATAGATCATTGCACTGCCTCCCAGATGGACGAGGTAAAGACGTACACCTTCGTCGGTCCTTTGCCTGGCAGGCGCTCTGCTCGCTGGGCCCAGCCATTGGATGCTGGCTTCAACCATCCGGATTCGATCAGCATTTTCGCTGCCGCTTTAGGGTCGTGTCCGGCGCATACCTCGCGCTTGAACACCTCGGGAAATACGAGATACTCCACGGCCCCATCGGTGGAGCGCTTGTAACCGGCCCGATTGATTGTTGGTCGATCCGTCACGGCCGCAAGATCGGTGAAGCGGGATTCCTCATGCGACTCGAAGAATGCTTTCACGCCTGCCAGCACGTTCCCGCGCTCCTGATTGCCCCCGCCGCCTCGGTTTTCCAGCCACACCGAAAAGCATTTGGCCGCCGCCTGCAATGCCTCTCCCTCGGTCCAGCCGGTGATTCCGCAATTGGTCGCATACTCGCCAGCAAGCCCGATCAGGGCAAGGCGTTGGCAGACACGGTGCGCTTGACCAGTCGCATCAGCCGGCAGATTCGCCGCGAGAAAGTCGGCGGTCTGCGTCTTGAGCCATTGCTCGATGATGTCGGGCTCCGCGGTCATCGCGGTCAGAAACTCGATCGCGGGCGTGCCGTAACTGCGCGTGCATGCATCGTTGATGGTCGACGAGAGCTCAGCGCCACCATTCATGCCGTGAAGCGCTTCGAAAAGCCCGAGACCCGCGCCGGCATCAGCGGGGATCTCCACCAGTCGGACCTCCTGGCCGGCTTTCGCAGTCTTTCCGCCGGCCTGCATATGCTGTGCAAGGCCGATCTCGCCGGCAGACAGGAACAGCAGGCGCCACGTCTGCCGAGCGCGCGCCGCGCCGGTGCGGCCAGCACGTGCTTTGCCGCTGCCATTTGCGAGCATGTAGGCAATCTCGCCAGCCTCACGCGGATCGACCTGCGCGAGCTCGTCGAGCACCAGCAGGGTATCGTTGTGCAGTGCCGCGAGCCCTTCGAGGCCGTTCGATGTGGCTCGCCACCGCTGCATGTATTCGGGCGGTCCGAAGACGCTGCAGGCTGCGCGAAGCGCAGTTGTCTTGCCGGTGGACGAATTGCCGACGAAGTTCAAGCCGCCGGATTCCTGACCCGAATGACTAAGCATCATGCCGGCGAACGCCGTCGACACGGCCAGCAACAGCCTTGAGTTACCGGAGCACAGGCGCGCGACATTCTGTTTCCAGTCGTCGAGCGTGCCTGCCTGAGAGTAGGCGCGCATCACGGCCTCCGCCTGGAAGATGACGCGTTCTTTCGACTCGCCGATCGTCCGGTCTGGAAACACGAATGCGCCGGCGTGCCACCCGGTACGGGTAACGCATCGCCCCCGCGCTATCGGCTTCGCCGTCGTCACGTACTCGCTCAGTTTGATCCGGGCTTTATTGCCCGGCGCGATGTCGAGCCCGAGGCGCGCGAGTTCGCCGCGCATGTCCGCGCCGTCGGAGCGGAGCATTTCCATCGGCATCGCCCACACGTGAGGATGACCGTCGGCGTCGTTCCATTCCAGCAGCCGGCCCCAGTTCTCTGACGCGCGATCGCGAACAAGCGCGCGCACATGGAGCGGCGAGCTGATCCAGTGCGGTGTACCGTCGTCCTCCTCGTAGAACACTCCACGCTCGGTCACCTTGAATCCGGACGGCGCGTAATAGTCGGCGACGTGCGGATCTGCTTTCTGAGCCTGGCCGTCATCCGTCGGCGCGGCCGCCGCGGCGATGCGCTGCCGCACGGCATCTACGCCGTATTTCAGATGCATGTCGTTGAAGTCCGTTTGATGATCCTGTCGATCAGCGCCGAAGTCGGGCAGAGCGAGCTTGCCGCCGACGGCTTTGGCGGCATCGAGCGCTTTCTGCTGACCGTTGCCGAGATCGCCCAGGATGGTGATCTGGGCGTCCGGATGCGCCGCACGCATCGCCAGCGCCACTTTCATCAGATTGCCCGCCGACAGTGCCGCAACCGATGCATTTCCGGTACATACGTGACCGGACAGCATCGTCGCCATACCTTCGCCGACCAGGAGGCATTTGCATGCCGTCTCCGGAGCGGACGCCGCCCAGCTGCCGCCCGCCTTCTCGCCGCCCGCAAGCGCCGACTTGCGGCCACTCTCGTCGATCATTTCCACGGTCGTGAGAGCCGATCCGATATTTACCGGCACAATCAGGATTCGCCCCTTGAGCTCCTCTCCGCTGGACTGCGGCTTGTAGCCAATCAGCGCGCTCAGTCGGCCGGCATCGAGCTCGCGCAAGGTATCGATCGAGGCGCGCAATCTGAGCGCGTCGAGCTCGTGCAGCATGTCGATCGATGTCAACCCTTTGCGCTTCAGGTAGGGATGGTCATCACGTGCCGGCTTTGCTTTCTCGACAATGACGGCCGCGAGCGTTGCTGCACGCTTGCGCTCTTTCACGCGCTTCTCTTCCTCGCTTTTGGCTCGCGCATCGCGTTCAGCGCGACGTCGCTCTACCTCGGCGGGGTCGATGACCGTCGCTGTCTGTGAGCGAGGATCGAAACCGTATTCCTTGGCCATCGCAAACAAAGTGGCTCCAGTAATGCCACGGCCGGCCTTGATCGATCGCCAGGTGTCTCGAGCATCCGTCTCGATATACGCCGGATCGCCGCGGCTCCATGTGTCGAACAGCTCGAATCCATCGTCTCCCAGCTCGTGCTTGATCGCCGCTCCCACGCGAAACCATTTTTCGCGCTCGATCGTTGGCGGGATAAATGAAAGGGCTTCCCTGAAGCGCTGGTGGTCGTCGAAAACTGCGCTCATTGACCCTCCGTGCGAATGCCAGCGCGACGCAAGACGGAAATGAAGGCATCGGTATTGCCGATGGCTTCCGTTGCCTCAACGGCAAGCGCCCAGATGCGCGGCGACTTCTCACGCCTCGACATCAGCGTTTCGAGCAGATCTCCTTTCATGAAACCGCCAGCCTTTGCTGACTGGAAAACCTCGTCGAGGATGTTTCGCGCGGCCTGGCGGACATCGCTTTCGGCTTTCTTTGCCTCGTAGACCAGAAAGCCGGACATCAGCAGGAACTTCGCGGGGCTTGCGTACTCGCCGTCACCCACCGGCACGCCAAAATCGCTCGGATGCTTCATGCGCCTCCCTGTGAGGAGTACTGAGCGCTACTCAGACGCAGAGAAGCGTCGTCGCTCTTCAAAGCCATGCGCATCAGATTGCGATACGCGCAATCGGCGCCTCCATTCGCGCCGATCACGTCGACACCAACAATGAGCCATCCGCGCTCGCGCTCGCTGCTGCGGCGCTGCTGGTAGAGTTCGAACGCTTGGGGGAACGTCATGTCCCACGCGTAGCACATGCCCTCAGGCGAAAAGACCCAGTACAGGGAATCAGATCCGCAATGCTCACAGAAGAGCACGGCGAGATTGCCCTCGGTGAAACCAAAATACCGGGTTGACTCTAATTGCCCGCTTCCTGCCTCGCCGACGGTTGGTCGAGTTCTATTGTCGCGCCGACCGAGCGCATCCGATCGAGCACGCGTCCCAGCGTCGAAGGGTCGAGTTCCAGTCTCGCCATCGCGAAGAACAGTAGGTGCGGGCTTATCTCGCGCGGATTCTCCCCGCCCGTGTACTTGCGCCACTGACGGCCGCCTTGTACGCCGAACAGGTCGGCCATTTGAGCGCTGCTCAGTTTCAATTCCTGCTTCAGGGTCTCCAGATCGTTGGGAGTCGGGGGTGTATATCGCATTGGAAATAGGGCGGCCTTGCGCCGCACGGAGTGGGTGCTTCATGATCAGAATCCTCTCGGCTGTGATGGGTCGCGCACTTACGCAACCGCTAATTTCGATCATAGGCCCATCGGTCCTATGCGTCAAGCGACAATTCGAGCAGGCGTGAGACATAGGCGGCAGCATCAAGCGGCCTCCTTCGGATCGAAGGATTGAGCCGCCAGGGCGATGCCGCGCAGCAGCTCGGGCGCGAGGGTCGGCTTAACCATGACGCCCTTGCTAGACGGGTGATACTCGCCGGCGGCGTCCACGTACCACACGCGGATGTCGATGTACGTGTTGCCGCGATATGTCTTCACGTCGATGCGCACGCGCTCGCTGGCGTTCTTCACCGCATCTAAAAAACGGATAAGGTGCCCGCCGTCGCTGCTAGAATTGTTGGTGTCGTTCCGGCTGGCCTTCGGGTCGGCCTTTTTTTTGTCCGTCATTTATGCGGCCTCCGGCATCAGATGCTTGCGAAGCTGACCGACATTCCAGCGGGCCGAGCCGCCGATCTTGATGGGCTCAGGCAGGTCGCCGCGCTTGGCGCGTTCCCATACCGTCGAAGTGCTGCAGCCGCAGAGGGCGGCCACGGTGCGTACGTCTACGCCCGCCGCGTTCGGTAGGCTGTCGAAGTTCTTGAGGGCATTCGCGTTTTTCATCGTATCGACTCGGAAGCGTCCGGAATTGGACGGGTCGATACGAACTTTATGCACAGCTATTGGCGCGCGAAACGCCTATGCCGGTACGGTACCTACTCTGCCGGCACGGTATGTGGGTTGTCTTCCCAAGTCTTGCACCACTTCTCGATCTTTTGAGCGCTGACCAAGTGCTCGCATTTCTTGAGCATGTCTCGCGCAAACTCAGCCTTTGATGGATAGCGGCTTGGATCGTCCTGCCACGCCTTCCAGCAATCCTTCACGAACGCTTTCTCACGCTGTCTCGGATCTTTGGCTGCTTTAGCGAATCCTCCCTTGCTCCCGAACAGAGAAAGCGCACTTCCGGACGACGCTACGTCGGCACTGTCCCGCATGCCTAGACCGTGCTGGGCAAGTGCGAACATGCTCCACGCTTCCTCTCGGTCACCCCTTCGAAGGTAATGCAAAGCTATACCGATAACGGCGCAAATGGATTCGACAATCACGCCGTCGTGCTGCGCCTCCGGTAATTGTCCATCGTCGGCTTCTGCCAGCATCCTCTCCAGACGCGCGAGCGCTTCGTCGGAAGAGGTGTATTTGACGTCGCGCCACGGCAGCACATATTTGGCCTTAAATTCCTTTGGGCTCAACAGCGGGAAACCACTGGGTGGATCGTCGTAGACCGCGTCAAGCACGCCGTACAGGCGGATTGCTAATGGAAGCAGCTTTTGCTTTTGTCCCGGTCTCATGCATCAGGCCTTTTTGTTGATCGGAATTACGTCGCCGCTTTCATGCGGCTTAGATATGAATGCGGCCCAGTCGACCATCATCCGCCGGCGCTTCTCCAGCACGTCGCCGCGCCAGTAAGCGGCCTCGGTCGCATCGCCTTTGATGTGCGCTAGCGCCACTTCGGCCAACTCGCGCGGATAGTTCGTGTACTCGCCCGCCCAATCCCTGAACGTCGAACGGAAACCGTGCGGCGTCGCCTCCAGGTTCTGTCGGCGCATCAACTCCAGCAGTGACATGTCGGACAGCGCGCGGCCCGATCGAGGGCTCGGGAATATGAGATCAACGTCTTTCTTCCGCTCGATCGACTCCAGCAGGCGCACGGCCGCCGGCGAGAGCGGGACGCGGTGCTCTTTCTTCGCCTTCATTTTCTCGGCGGGCACGGACCAGACCTTTTTCTCCAGGTCGATTTCCGGCCACTCGGCAAACCGCGCCTCACCGGATCGTGCAGCGGTCAATATCGAGAACTCAAGGCAGCGGGCGCTAACCCCTTCGGTCGCGCGTAGCGTCACCATGAACGTGCCCATCTGGACGATCGGCAGGGCGGGGTGATTGCGCACGCGCTTGGTTTTCTTCGGAGCGGACAGCAACTTGTCGAGATTGCCGCGCCACGCGGCCGGGTTCACGCCTTCATCGCGGAAGCCTTTCACGCGCGCCCAGTCGAGAATCGCCTCGATGCGACCGCGCAGGCGCGAGGCGGTCTCCGTCTTCGTCGTCCAGATTGGCTCAAGGATTTCCGTCACGTGCGCTCTCGTGACGTGCCGGACCATCATCTTGCCGATGAGCGGGTATGCATACTCCTCGAGTGTGTACGTCCACTGGGCGCCATGCTTGGAGTTGCGCCATTCCGGCTCTTTGGCCGTGATGAAACGCTTCGCCGCTTGCTCGAACGTCATTTCGAGCGCTTGGCTCGCGCGCAGACGGCTCGCGGCCTCTTTCTTCTGCATGACCGGATCAACGCCGCGGGCGATGTCTTCGCGCACTGCCAGCGCCTTCGATCGCGCCGCCGCGACGCCCATGCCAGACTCAGCGTAGGCGCCCAAGCCAATCTCGCGCCGCTTTCCGGCCACGACGACGCGCAGGACCCATGACCGCGCGCTCTCGCTCGCGACCTTGAGATACAGGCCGTCCACGCCGCCCACGGGATGCTTTCCCGGCGTCGTTAATCGCTTCACGGCCAGCGGGCCGAGTTCCTTGGCTTTCTTGGGCAT